CAGCAAGCTTCGGCGGGTATTTCAAGATTGAGTACATAGCTCCTACTGCTTTATCGTGGCTGGCTTTGACCAATTCGCAATGGACAGCACTAACAAATTCACAATGGACAAGGATGGTAAACTAACATGAAAATCTTAATAATAATTTTATCCGCTAGCATTACATGGGGGCAGTACGCTCCATCTGCCAGCGGGAGCACCACAGCGGCAGCAGAGATCAACTCGAAGCCTGCTGGACAGTCTGGAGCGGGTGCTGCTTCTGGGAATTGCACCTTTACAGCCGGCAAGCTAAATGATGTGTGGCTCAACACGACTACTGGGGCATTTCAGGCTTGCACCGCCACGAATACTTGGGGCCCGCCGACTGGTGGCGGCTCTCGTATTTTAATACCCGGCTCTGTTGCTGTGTGCCAGGTAGGCACAGTTGCCGCTGTGTCTGGTAGCACTCCAGCAACGGGTTACCCTGCTGCGACGTGCGAGGCGGATGGATTGGGCGCTTATGCGGCGTTCTCCAATAATTCTTCCGCTGGAAACACCATGTACCAGCGCGTAGATCTACCACAGGATTGGGCCGGGACACTAAAGCTCAACGCTTCGGGGTGGAGCACCTCAACTAATGCGGCCACGATCAATGTAAGCACGGGCTGCGTGAACAACACGGTGACAACGGGAATCACGTTTAACGCCGCTCAGGCGTTGACTTTCACGCCTGGAGCGAGTTCACATCGCACAGCGTTGGCCGCGCAATCACTCACAACCACTAGCTGTGCTAGTGGTTATCAACTAACAATCAAGTACAACATTGTTGGAGCGGCCGCGGCTGCGCTGAACGTGTTGTCCCTTCAGGTGACAGAATGAAATTCACACTATTTCTAGTTTCCGCCTCGCTGTTCGGGGCTACGTTCAACTGTGTCTCTGTGGGGACGGGAACAGCCAATTGGAGCAACCCTGCAGCGTGGGGATCGTGCAACTCGACCTACCCCAATAATGGCGGCGGAAATGTCTATACTGCAACGATTCAAACAGCGGTAGCAATGACCCTTGATGTGTCCCCAACCGTTGGGGTAGGGGGACTGGCAGGCACGGCGGCGGTTACCCTTAGTGTTGCCGGCAGTCAGCTTGTCTTTGGCTCAGGGCAAACCTTGACGTTATCTGGCGATCTTCTCAACACGTACTCCAGCGCTGGGGACCTGACCGACTGGGTCACAGCGACGAGCGGGGCAGGTATCGTGTTTGACACGACTGGTGGAAACCGCCTCGTTGCTCCGAGTGGAGGCTACCCAAATCGTTTCTTCCGATTCGATTGTAGCGGCGGATCGGCCTGCACGATCACGAAAACCGGAGCGAACGTTGCGTCATTTACACCCCCTGGATGGGCAGGCGGGCTGTACCTTAAAAACGTCACTCTGACCAGTCTTGGAAGCGCGTCCGTGAACGCGATCAACTGGCCCAGTAACGGCGACTACGGAAACTACGTGGCAGTAGGAAACACCTTTATTTCCTGCGGGCTGATTGGGCTTAATTCATCTGATGGTGGGACGATCTCGACAAACACCAACGCAATCCACAACTACAACCGTCACACGTCAACGGCGAGCACCACCCCGCTTAGTTTTGGAACCTACACCAGCTCGCACGGGACCGGCACCTGGGAAGTTGTCGGAAACGACTTCGACAAGGTAGTCCCAAATCCAGCAGAGGGCCGGGATTGGAAGTCGATTACCGTTGAAGGCAATGTGTTTCGAGGAGGGCTAAGGTTGGCAGCGAATGGCCGACCTATGGCGAGCTTTAAGGGCAATCTGGTCCGTGACCCTGTTCAAGACCCAGTATTCCCATCGGCGGCTGTAGAAGGCAATATTTTCTTCTTTGATTACGACACAAGCAACCCGCATTTCTTCAACACTGACCAGGCCAGCTCTGCAATTACAAACAATCTATTTTCCATGAGCGGGACGGATATCACGGGGGATTGTATTCTCCCCAATGGCTCCGCTGCTGGGGCGGTTTATACTTTGACTGGCAACATAGTGGAGCCTAATCGGGCATGGGATTCTTCGTGTGATTTAGTGACTGATTTTGGTTCACTGCCAAACGCACGGTGGGTGGTGGATCACAACGTGAAGTTTGGGGACTCGCAGGCAATTATTGACACGGAGACTTCAACGCAAAATCTTGTTGCAGGATCTATCCAGTCATTCCGGTCGAACATGGCGCAAGGAACGGTTACGCCAGGGGCGGCGAAGATCCTGGAGACATCGAATTGCGCTGGGACGATGGTGGCGGACGTAATTTCGATTACTGCTTGCAGCGGCTCAGCATGTGGCGACTATAACAGCGGAATCGGCATGAAAATCAACGTACCATGCGCTAATGCAACCAATATGAATCAGGCAGGCGGATACATTCAGAAGTACTCAACGACGCCAAACGTGGGCGTGCATGATATAGACAGCTCCGATCTTGCGTTTGCTGGATACGGAAACCTTCGTTTGCTGGTAACCGCCCCTACGGTTTACTTCGGAATGACGGCAACGCGCGGTGCCTGGACAGTTTCTACTGTTTACTCTGCGGCAGATACCGCAACAGACTCGCAATTGACGGTTTACAACGGCTCGACAATCCTCTACAAGTGCATTTTATCTACCTCTGGAATCGCTGATGCCGTCACTCGTCCTGGGACTGGCTCGTCCTGGCGCACATACTGGGAGTTCGCTGTTGTAAGTAAGATTGCGGATCTATCAATTGCGGGAACAACCATCACTGACTCCTGGACTGGAGCAGTCGCTGATTATCCATCCAAGGCTATAGCTCTCTGGGCGCAGCCTATTCCATCGAATCCTCAGTTGTGGTGTTCGGGACACGACGGCGAAGCTGTAGGAGCAAAGCCGTTCTGCATGCAAGGTAAAGCCCTATTGGGAGCGATGTAATGTTTCTGCTGGTGATATTCGCTTCCGTCCTGCTTGCACAGACACCAACAGTAACTCCCACGTCTCCTAAAGCAGTAGCTGGGGCAACGGTGCAGTTATCCTCGACTGGCACCGTCACTTGGTCGATGGCGGCGGGATCAGTCGGGACTGTGAGCGGAACAGGACTTTATACCGCCCCCGCAACAGTAGCCGCCAAACAGTCAGTGGGAGGCTGTCAGGTTTACCCGTCTTCCAGCATCTTTAACACGCGGATCGATTCGCTTCCCGTAAACGCCAGTTCCGCGACGTGGATAGCACTTCCCGGTTCCACGATCCGACTTAGCGTGGCCCCCAACATCGGGGCGAATATAATTGACAATTCCACGCCCACCTTCAGCATTTTATCGAACTACACCCCCCTGACAAACGGTAGCTACCATATTCCGACATGGCCGAATCTGACTATGGAAAGCGGGGTGTTCACTAACCCACTGGGCGGCACGGATAGACACATTGCAATGGTTAACAAGGGTACTTGCGAGTTCAGCGAGATCTACAACTGGTATCCTTCGGGAGTTGGAAATGCACTCGGATGCCCGACCTGCACCGCGCAAAGTGCTGCGAAGTACGATGGAAACGCATTCGCATTGTTAACGACGGGTGCAGTGGATGCGGCTGGCTTACCGATCCAACCCTTGCAATATCGGTTGGCGGATTTCTTGCAGCCGGGAGAGATCACCCACATGGGCCGGTTCACAATGGCGAACGGCTACATCTCGAACGGCTTGACTAATGCTAGGTTCGTATGGCCCGCGACGGCGTATTCCACGGAGCCTGGAGGATTAATCCCTTACGGGAGCGTTCTACGTCTCAAGGCATCTTATGACATCTCTGGGTTCAGCGCGACGGCGCAGAAGATCCTAATCGCATGGAAGCATTATGGCGTGATCCTTGCCGATGGGGGAGCGACTATTGAGGTTTCCGCCGACACCGATCTGTCGGAGGACCCTACGGTATGGAAAGCCATTGAAGAGCTTAGAACTGGCGGACCTTTACTGGCAAATTATGAATTCGTGGATCAGTCTTCGCTGGAAACGGTTTCCAGTTCCAATTCCGCTGCGGTCAAGTTCGATAATGCCTATCAGGTGCCAGACAGCTTTGCTGTGGTGATTGCCGAAGATACCACTTCCCATGTCCAGACTAAAGTGTACGTGGCGCTTCAGGGGGTTACGGTTGGCGTTCCGCATGCTACGGAGTTTTATCAGGCAGGTGCGACTGCATCACAGCTTACAAGTTGGGTGAACGGATCAGCCAATCAGAGCGTTACGTGGGCAATGAGTCCATCGGTTGGGACGTTAACGAGCGGGGGTCTATATACGCCTCCGGGGACCGTCGTGAACCCAACTGATGTGGTATTTACGGGAACATCTGCGGCGGATTCCAATGCAAAGGCGTACATCAAGGTGACTGTATGGCCCACCGGAACGATTCGCGTGAATTCCGGCAACACGACGGCAGACGTGAGCGATGGAACAAATACGTGGTACAAAGAATTCGGCTGGAACTCCCCGCAGTCGTTCTCCGCGTTCAACCCTATCGCATGGCCCGCGATTTACTACGACTACAGATACTCGGGCGGCGATCAAGTTTATCGATTCAACCTAGCAAACGGAAATTACAAGCTCACCCTCAAGAATGGGATAGTGGGATCTTCGGGTGTCGCGGTTCCATCGAATCAGTTTATCAATACTTATGACGTGAACGGTCAAATTGCGATGCGTGAGCTCGACTTGGCCGGAACGCAAAGCGGGTTCAACACGGTTGCTACTGATCTGGTTTTGCCAATGTGGGTTCAAGATGGGACAGCCTATTTTGCTATCCGCCAACTCACAGACGTGGCGTCTGGGTATTCTCCTCTGGTTGCTCCACGCGGCTGTGCAGTACTGGGCTACCCGAACGTTATGTGCTTCCCGCAAGTGGGCGCGTTTAGCATCGAAGCGGACTCCACGCCTGCTCATCTGACGATAGACGGTTCAACGGCTGCGCTTGCCGGCGGGGCAACGCGGCAGTTTTATTCTGTCGGCTGGTACATGCCCGGAACGGCGACATGGAGTGTAGAAAGCGGGCCTGGAGCTATTGACTCCAGTGGGCTGTATACAGCTTCCGGCGCAGGGGCAGTGGCAGTGAAGTCCACTAGCACTGTGGATGGCACCAAGACGGCAACGCTGCCGTTCAATGTATCTGCAGGGGCAGGGCAATCCATTTCGATCACTGGGTCAGCAAGCTTCGGCGGGTATTTCAAGATTGAGTACATAGCTCCTACTGCTTTATCGTGGCTGGCTTTGACCAATTCGCAATGGACAGCACTAACAAATTCACAATGGACAAGGATGGCTGCTTTATTGTGGCCATCCTTGACCAATTCGCAATGGACATCAATTAATAACTATCAATGGCAAGCATTGGGGAACTAAAAACACGTCTATATTTCAATTTGCTTGGTTTGAAGTTGAAAAGGTAGTATAAATATTAGTATGAGGTAAGTGAATTGACCCCAGCGGAATTACAAGTGCAACAAGTAAAACAGGAACTATTGTAGTACCATAAAGATAATTACGTAAGGATTTTTGTTTCCTTGCGTAATTCAATCCGAAACATGCTTATATTGATTTTTGTGAAAAGGAAAGACGTTTGATAATTTAATAAGTTTCGAAACTTATTAAATAACAAGTCTCCAATTTAAATTTGTGTATTCGCCATCAACAGCTTTAACCCATTCGTTTTTAACAAATTTATATTGTTTTGAAGATATTAAATTAGTTACTACTTGAATAGATGCAGTATTTTGGCTATCAAATGATACTGTAAATTTGTCACCGTTATATTCTATAATATCGTTTCGATTAGCAACAGTTTCGAAACCATTAATTGTCCAACCAACTGCTGATTCTCCGTCTGATATACTTCCAATACTACTAAGTAACAAGTATCTTTGTCCAACAGCAACATTTGGTAAGCCATTGATACCTGGTGCAACTCTTGCTGGATCTATAACTGCATTTATTGCTTGAAGTGTATTAGCAGGCAATGTTTGAGTATCAACATTAAATAATAATATGGTATCGTCAGTTGGACTAATAGCAATTGTTCCTATTATTTCAGTAGTTGGGTCAGTTTGATCAATTAATCTCAATTGGGTAATGCCGTTGCGTAAAGCTCCGTACTTATCAATACATGCACTCCAAGAAGATAAGTCGCCAGTTATAATTTGTGTTTGAATATCAGTTGGGTCAGACACAATATTAACTGCATTATTTTTAACTAATTTAACTTCACCACTATTTAAAAATATTCCATAATTTTGAAAAGTTATACATGGTCGTGTACCAAGTAGTAAATCATCTGACGAAACAAAGTCTGACAAATTGCCATTTGGATCAAATATCCCAGCAATAATTTTTAGAATAACTCCCATCTTAGTAACTTTAGCCGGCATACTTAACCAAACTGGTAATTCAAATTCTAAAGTTGATATATCAATTTGATCTTCAGTCCCAACTGGAATAGATTTACTTGACCATGTTGTTCCAGTTAATCGCATAGTTGTCAGACTGGACCAATCCCAATAATTATCAGTACTTTGTATTTCAATACTGGGATTAAATAACACTAGCATCTGTTCAAGAATTTGAAATTTTTGTTCAGTATTACTTGTCCATATATCAGCTTTGATTGTTAATGTATATGGCGCCGGCATAATTCTTTCTATAGTATATGCATTACCTTGCTCCGGTAAATAACTATCAGTAGCTGGATTATACTTCTTAGTTCTAACAGACAATCTTTCAGTAAATGTTGGAGATTGTAAGCGGTCTTGATCATACCTAATACTACTTATATAAATGCTAATTAGTGGAGTACTTGAAATACTATTTTCGCTATTACGTTTGATAATAGCCGCTGCTTGGCGCGAAGCATCACCATATTGAACAGGAATTTGAACTAGAGTCCCGTCTGAATATTTCACTTGGAAATTACTAAGAATTCTAATAGTCTGAGTCAAAAAGCGCCTAATCTGCGCGTCGTAGAAATATGTTTCGAGAGCCATGAATAATATTTATCAAAAATTAAATACAAGGATCAAATGATTTAAAAAGCTTGTTTGCTCTTTTAGTTGATTCTCGTTTTGCTATCGTCTCTGGTGATTGCTTTTTACCTTTTTGCGCTTTTGACATATTAGCTTTAGATTCTTGAGTATGTTTTTTACCTAAATTAGTTGTCCCATTGATTTTTTTTGTATTTTCTCGTTTTAATACAGATTCTCTAGAAAGTGGTTTACCTTTTCTAAACTTACTCATTTTTTCTCTGTGTTCTTTTGATTTTGTTAATCCTTTTTGAGCATTTGACATATTTTTCTTTGCTTCTTCAGTTCTTGGTCCTCTCTTTTTTCCTTTGAATTTTGAAGGTCGTCCTTTACTATGTAAGCTTGCTTTTATTCTTGATTCAGGAAGTTGCTTCGTTGAAATAATTTTTTGTCTTGTCTCTTCAGATATAGATTTTGACATAGCAACAGCATGTAAAATTCTAGCTGATTCATATTCTTCTGGAGTTGGAATATATCGTTCTACTTGGTTCAGATTTTTTCGACACATACCAAAAAATGCAAATGACATTTTATCATAACCAGAATGCTCTTTCGGCAACATCTGAGTTAATAATTGATGACATATAAAATGTTCTCGTCCAGTTAATACAACCAAATTATTTGGATCATTTGGATCGCCAACTAACCAGCCAGCTTTACCTCTTTTATTATTTTTAAAAAAAGATGTAGGAATTATATGATGTTTTTCTGTGTAAGTTTCAATTGTCGATGGAAATAATTTGGAATTCTCGATTATTTCATAATATCTTTTTGTTTCGGTGTTATCTAAAAACTCGCTAAATATCATTGAGCTGTTACTCCTTGTTAGTAATAGAGTAATAGAGTAGTTGGGTACATCTAATACCGCGAACTACATTATTATTTATCTAATTACATTAATAGTCAGATTCTGGCTTCAGTAACTTACTCAGGGCTTGTTTGCTTTTTTGCACTATGCCATCATCAGCAATAAATGTATCATTATTATTAATAAACGTTGAAATTTGAGTTTGACCATGTCCGGGAGTAAGTTCTGTTCTAACTGAATCAGAACACTTAATCCAATGAACACCATTAAATTTAAAAAGTCTGTTAGGTAAAAAATCCAGTCTCAAAAAGAAATCACCTTTAGTAGGACTCGAAGGAAAGCTTGTGCCGCTAGTTGAATAATAATCATTTGGTGATCTGCCATCACCAACAAGATACCCACTTATGATTTCGTCTGGGCTGTCTGTTGGTCGTAACGGAGTCCCAATTGGAACATTTTCTGTTGTGTCTAAAATTGACATTCCATTTTCATCTACTAAAGTTAACGAGTCTTCGGTTGCTAACGAAGGAATAGGCAGATTATTAATTCCTTGCGACATTGGTGGTATCCACATTGATGAAGTATCATATCCCGACAAAGGAACATTTTTTTCTGCTTCAGCAATAACTGCATTGTTAATATTAAGTTGAGTATTTCCAATTCCAAGTAGTTCAGACAATGTTGAATTGGTGCCTGATTGAATTTGACTGAGAATTTGTTTATATTCTTGACTATCAACAAGTGGAATACATTTAACACGCCATAAATGTGGCCACCAAGTTGGACTATATCCATTTGCACTTTTCATTGCATCTTGTATTACATAAAATCGTTTTAGTGCTACCGGAACAGTTTCGTCTAACGAATAAAAATCTTTAAGATGTGGCAGTTCTAATACATCGCCCGACATCAATTTACGTCCAATTTGTTGCACCATAGTATTTAAATGGAAAGTTAAAAATAAAGTGTCATTGGTTAAAAATATTCCAAATTGACTAAGATTGAAATCTAGATCTTGTACTTGATACGAGCCACGTAAAGTATAAATTGAGCTGTCATACTTACGATCTCTGTTTTCTAATAACAGCAAATCTTGTATGTTTTGTGCTGATTGATTTAAATAGTTGGGCAAGGTTGAATCATTAATATCACTAAACCATATAGTAGTTCCTATTGGGATTATTGAAGTAGTTGATTTTGTCAAATTTATAGTATTTGATGTTTTAACTCCAACTTTAGTATCTGACGCAATGCCAATTCCAAAAACAAATTGGCTAACATTTATAGTTGATATGTCAGTAAAAGTTAGTGAAGTTCCAATTGCATTTTGAGAAGTTGTAGTTACTAATTGTTTATTGTTATTTTGTGGACCAAGATACTTGTGGATATAAATGTCTGTGGCACCCATAGTGAACTGTTCATTAATAACTTTGTCGAAAAATTTAAAATCATCAGTTCGTTTTCCGTCTTTCCATAAACTAATTCGTGGCACAGTATATCTCCATATATATATTTATCGTATCAACAGATAAATAGTTATATGGCTACTCTCGATAGTAAAAAACAAGAAATATTTGAATATGTATTAGATCGACTCGGACAAAGGATGGTAGATGTTGAATTAGACAATAGTCACTTAGAAATGTCATATAAGAAAGCAATTCGTACTTACAGAGGACGAGCCAGTAATGCCGAAGAAGAAGCATATTGTTTCTTAGATGTTGTTAAAGATGTACAAGATTATATATTACCAAGTGAAATTTCATCTGTCAGACAAATATTTAGGCGTACAATTGGAGCAACTGGAGAGAATGCAGGGGATTCCCTGGAGCCATTCCAAGCCAGTTTTGTATCATCCTATTTATTAACAGCAGCAAATGGAATGTCTGGGTCGCTTTTAACTTTTGATTTATATAAACAATTTCAGACGCTGACAGCTATGATGTTTGGAGCACATGTATTATTCACATTTAATCCAGTAACTAAAAAGTTATCATTAGTAAGAAGGCCAACTGGAGATAAAGAACGAATGATGTTATGGGTATATAACATGAAACCAGAAATTGCATTGGTTTCTGATCCTAAAATAGTAAATTGGATAATGGATTATACTTATTCGACGGCTAAGTTTACACTTGGGGAAGCCAGAAGTAAATTTGGTCAAATTATTGGGCCGCAAGGTGGAACTCAACTAAATGGAAATGAATTAAAAGCAGAAGCTAAAGAAGAAATTACTCAATTAATGGAAGATTTGAGAAACTATATTGACCAAAGTTCGCCGTTATCTTTTATAATTGGTTAATTTGAATATTATCAAACTTTGTGTTATAATAAATTAATGAATTTATATGGAATAGTTGGGTCAGCAGGTTCTGGTAAAGATACAGTAGCTAATTATTTGTGTGAAAAGTATAATTATAAAAAATTATCATTTGCTGGCCCAATTAAAGATGTATTAAGTATATTGTTTGGTTGGGATCGTAAACTACTTGAAGGCGACACCGTCAATAGTAGAATATGGCGCGAAGAAGTAGATGTATGGTGGGCTAAAAAATTAAATATATTAAATTTTACGCCAAGATGGGCAATGCAACATATTGGCACCGAAGTAATAAGAAAATATTTTAACGATGAAATGTGGATTTTAATTATTGAAAGTCAAATGTTAACTTTTGACGTAGATGATAATATAATTATAAGTGATTGTCGACATCCAAAAGAATTTGATCTAATTTTTAGATATAATGGCAAACTTATAAAAGTTGTAAGGAATACTACAGCTAATGCCTGGGATAAGTTAGCTGAATTTCAAAATAGAGCAGACGAAGTTACATTAAAACAGATGTATGATGAAAAGCGAACAATGGAACATTTGTTTCCATATGTTCATAATTCCGAGTGGGCTTGGATTGGTCGACCAGTATCAAAAGAAATTCCAAATTTTGGATCAGTTGAACAATTACATTGTGAAATTGATAATTTTCTTTTTTCAGAGTTTGCCAACCCTAAAAATCAGCAGTGATTTTGTTATTAATCCAAGGTAACCCAAGGCTTAATTCGATATTACAATTTGAACATACTGTTTGTAAATTATTACGATTGACATTTGACATTTTACCATCTTTATAATAAATGACAAATATTTGATGATGTCTACTGGTGTGTCCACAACGATCGCACCTTAATTTTTTTTGATATCCAGATTGCTGCAATCTAGTAACAGATGGTTTCACTTTTATGTTTTTCATACATTGTAGACATTTACTTCTATAATGTATTTTTCCATCACGTAAATAATTAATTGCTTTAAGTCTGATATTACAATATGGGCAAATTGGTCGTTGCATGGTATTATTTATCCTGTCTTTGCCTTTGGAAGGTCAAACGGATATCGCTAAGACACTACTTTTTGAGTATTTTTCATAAATACTATGTAAGGAGATATAATATATGGCACTTGTTTCAGCAGGCGTACAAGTTTCGATTGTAGACGAAAGCACTTATTCAAATTCTACTCTTGGGACAACACCTCTGGTTGTAATTGCAACAGCCGAAAATAAGTCTAATCCGTCAGGTAATATCGCTGCATATACAACCGCAGCGAATGCTGGAGAAGCTTTTTTGGTCACATCACAGAGAGAATTAGTTACAAATTATGGACAACCAGAATTTTTAGTTAGTAATGGTTCCCCAGTACATGGATATGAATTAAACGAATATGGTTTATATGCAGCTTACAGTGCATTAGGTGTTAGCAATGCTGCTTATATTTTAAGAGCCGATGTTGATTTAAATCAACTTTCAAGCAGTTTAGTTCAACCAGCTGGACCCCCAACTGATGCTACTTTATGGCTTGATACAGTTAACTCAAAGTTTGGTATGTTAGAATGGAATAGTTCGACTGGTTTCAGAGAAATTAATTCTTCAAGAATTAGTGGTGATGGAAAGTTATTTCCAATTACTTCAACTTCACAAATTAGTAGCAATGCACCAGTTACCAGTATCGGTAAGCATGGCGATTATGCAATTGACACAACTGATATTGATAATCCAGTATTTTATAAAAATGCAACTGGTTGGGTAGAAGTTGGTTCTGAAGCATGGGAAATGAGCCACCCAACTACTGTTGGTACATCTACATATACACATGCAACAGCAAATGTAACTTTTTCGATCACTGGCGCATCAACTGGAGCACATTCAATTACTGTTCAAAGTGGAAATACAGTAACAAATATTGCTGCTACTATTAATGCTGCTAATGTAGCTGGTATTACTGCTGGCGTAAGTTCAGCTGGTTATTTAGAACTATTTTCAAATAGTGTTGAATCTCCGATCGTTTTAGCAAGTGCTTCAACAGTCCTAACAAGCTTAGGTCTTTCAGCAGGTTCATTTAGTTGCCCGAAATATGTAGCAAGCAAGCATACTCAGATTCCAGCAGGCGGAGCGTGGTCAGTAGGTGGTTCAGATCCTAGACCGTCAGGTAGTATTTGGTTTAAAACAACAAGTCCAAATAATGGAGCAAGTATTAAAGTAAATAAGTATTCAGCTGCTACTGCTTCTTGGACAAGCATGACAACACCAATTTTTTCAAGTGATGTTGCTGTTATAAATGATCCAACTTATGGTGATCCAAGTGGTGGTGGATTATCAATTCATGCAGGTTCGACTTATATTCAATCATCTATTACAAAAGACGCAACTACAAGTCAATCACTTTATACATTTAAGTTATTTGAACGTGTTGCTGGAGTTACAAGTATTACTGGTGCAAATGTAAGTCCAACTTTCGTTAATGCAAGTAATGTTACTCCAAAAGCTTATACATTTACAGTAAGTTCAAGTACTTTACAATCTGGAGCTTGGGTAATGAGTTCGCCAACTTCTGTTAGTTTTACTGTTGGTAATAGTGCAACAGCTAATGCAGGTGTTCTTATTACAGCTATTAACAATGCTGGTTTAGTTAATGTTAATGCTGAATTAACTTCAGGTAATAAAGTTAAAATTACTCATGCTGCTGGTGGTGTAATGGAACTAGCTGATGGTGCAAATACTCCGTTGGCAGTTGTTGGAATTACTAAAACAAGTTCAGGTGCAAGAGAAAGTGATCTAACTGCTGGTAATATTTGGGTAAGTAATTGGAGACTTCCAGTTTATACTGTGGGAAGTTCAACGCCAACTGCTGATCCGGCTGATGGAACTTACTGGTATTACAATAACTCAACGGAATATGATATTCTTATTAATACTGGTGCAGCCTGGAAGGGATATTTAAATGGAGCTACTGATGCAAGAGGTTATAATCTGGCATTAACAGATCCAGCAGGCCCAATTGTTAGCGCCAGCGAACCAACTTTAAATAATGCAGGAGATGCTCTAGTAAGTGGCGATATTTGGGTTAATACAAGTGATTTTGAAAATTTCCCAAGAATTTATCGTTATGATACAGTTTCTTCAATTTGGGTTTTGATTGATAATAATGATCATACTTCAGAAAACGGTATTTTGTTTGCTGATGCAAGATGGGGTAGTTCCGGCACAGTAGATCCAATTGTTGATGCTATTCCAACAATTGCAAGTTTACTTAGTAGTGATTATTTAGATAGCGATTGCCCAAGTTATGCATTATATCCACGCGGAACTTTACTATTTAATACTCGTCGTTCAGGTATGAATGTTAAGAAGTTTACAGTTAATCATTTTGCTTCTGGCGGCCCAACAGTTCTTAGTTCGTGGGTTTCTGCAAGTGGTAATGATTCAAATGGTGTTGCTTATCTTGGACGCAGAGCTCAACGTGCAATTATTGTTGCT